TGTTCACCCCGTAGTTTTATTTATATTAGTATTACCACTTTTTGTGTAATGTTTATATATACTACAACTAGATTTAACAATGTAATTAGTGTTAAATCTAGAAATATAATTTTGCTTTGTACTGTGTATACCAGTATTTTAGCAGCCCTCGTGGCGACAATAAAGCAGGTTTTTTACAGTGACATTCTTTGGATAAAACCAGAGTTGTATGTGAACCTAAATGTGTATTTGTGGAGAATAATTAGAATTCCACTTTTATATGTTGAAGATATGTTATTCGACTTGGTTGCAGTCTTATGCGCAACTTTTGCAGATGTTTTTCCTAACGGAACTCTCAATCACCTCTACGAGGTGTTAACGGTACTTGTACCGCGGTTGGTTTGTGGTTTGTGGACACTTTGTAATAGTGTTTATTGGTTGATGGAAAAGTTCAGAATATTTTATCAGCGTTTTTCGTTGTATGTATTTTGGACTGCAATTATGGCACGAATTTTTGTAGATCGAGTCTCAGGAATTCGGAGAGTCTTTTTAATGCAATATGTATTATGGACTAACATCATGGGATGGGTTTTTTTACTTTGTTGTATTATAGAAAATGTCGTTAGAACTATTGTTACAGTTCAACGACAAGAATTGTTTGATTTAGAACAGCGCCGTTATGAACGTCGAAAAGATGAACATCGTAAACATCATGCTCAATGGTATGTTATGCTTACTCCAGCTTTTCGTAAATGGTGTGTTAATCGAACACAATGGATTGAAAGTTTTGACCAACAAGTAAATTCGAAATTGGAGTGTATAACAGTTTTAGAGTGGCGTCATTATGTGGCAACTTTAAATCGAGAGTTGGGCTCGGAAGAGTTACAATTTGATGAGTATTATAATAGGTTATATGCTTTAGGAAATTGTTCTCAATATGAGATTGATATAGCTTTGCTACGTACTTCTTTCATACCTCAATCTGATTCATTGGATAAAGATGAATTGAAAGGTTTGAAGATTGCTAGGAAGAAAGGCAAAGGTATGATTGTTGAAGTTTCCAGAAAGGGAACTAGAAGTACTAAGAATAAATATAAGGATCGTAGATGTCATCAAGGACAAAGTTCTAATATTTTAGCTGCGGAATTTTCAATTCAGGAATTTACTGATGGACGAGGATTTACACAAGCGCCAAAATATAATGATGATTTGACTTGGTCTTTAGATATGAATCTTAGTGTTTTTGAGGATTATCAATGGAGAGGAATTTTACTTAATCAATTTCTTATGACGTTACGTTTTAGAGATGTGTTCGAGTTGATCGGATCTTACTTGTTGTATAATCCTACGCATTTTAAGAGTCAGGAACATAGTTTGAAGTTTCTCACTTTTAAAAGACAATTGAATGAAGTTAAATCCAGATGGCACGTTTCAGAGGAAGGTGTTAGTCAATTAAGAGATTTTTTAGCTTCTATTCAAACAGTTTATTCTGAGTTGGATATTGAAAAGCACAGTTATGTTTTACCAGAACATGTTGTGCACTTGGATCATCCTACAGTAAGGTTTCCGGATATCCCCGAAAAACATTTTGTTTGTGAGAGCACTAGAAAAGGTAAAGTGGGAACTCCCTTATTACAAGTGTCTTTTTCACCTAATTGTTTGTATGATTTAGTATCTAAATGTACTTCTAAATGCAATATGATGACTTTGCAAAAGATAAAATCAATTTTGCGACAACAGTTATTAGAGGAAAAATCAGATGAACAAATTTTAGAACTTATTGGTGATAAGTGTTATCAGTGGCGTAAGCAAGATACTGTGGCACTTGAGCAAGAGAAAAAGTCTAAGAGAAAATTGAAACGGGAGAAGAAAACGAATAAAGGTGATGGTGATGTTAAATTATTAGAACCTAATTACTCTAAGCTCTCGTGGTGTGTGCCTTATATTCCAGCAAAATGGTTGTATTATGAGGTAGAAAATGATTCAGAATATATGGTTGTTTTTAGTAGGTTAATGCTAGAACTTAGAGCCAATATACTTACTTTTAGTAAGAAATATTTGGAGAATTCTAGATTAACTACAGCTGAGCGAAAAGCTCAAAGTAAAGTACAATCAAAAGCCTTCGCATCATTTATGCGATCACCTGATATTCAGGAGAGATTTGCTGCTGGTGAAGACAAGAAGGATATTTGTCAAGATATATTTATGAAGAAAACTAAAGAAATTTCTAAGATGACCGAAGCTTCAGATACTGTTGTGAATCAAAAATTGGAAGTACGTAAGGTGAGACAAAAGTCTGTGATGCGAGAGAGATCAATAAAGCAGGAAAGAAATGATTATGATTGTTTCATTCCTGAGAGCTGGGCTACAGTTGTAAATACTGCAGCTTTCCCTTTATTTCTTGTTTTGGTCTATTATCAATTGTTGAAACCTTGGTGGGAAAAATTTCAGCCTCAAGCTGATAAACTTACTAAGGAAGTTATGAAAACTATTGAGGATGCTAACAAAACACTTATTACAGTAAACAAGTCTGTTGAAGTTACTTCTAATGTGATTGATGATATGCAAGATATGTATTTTGGTAAAAATTGTAAGCCAGAATATAAAATTATGGCTATGGATATTAAAATTCTTATACATTGTATTTATGATGCTATAAACAAGGATTTTAAAGGTCTTATTCGTG